CGATCGATCTGACAAGGGCCATCTGTGACGCCGTCTACAACACCATCAAGGACAAGGTCATCGACAAGGACCTGCGAGACGTCAACCGCCTCGTCGATCTGATGACCGATCTGCACCAAATTATCCAAGAAGAATCAGAGAAGGAGAGGAGCAACGCATGAATGCATATTTCTCAGATTATGACGATACAGTCAACATCACGCTCGACCCGTCGACTGATCTCGGCCGCGACACCATCACCGACTTCGTCGCGCTGATCATCGAGAAGGCCGTGCATGAGCTTAACAGCAACATCGACGCCGACGACGAAGTCCTCGAGCTCGTGGAGCTGGCGGCGTCCATCCGGAAGGCGCTCCACAAGTACGACGATGAAGCCATAAAGGCAGCGGCGCAGAAAGGAGGCGCTCATGAGTAAGGTGATCGGCATTATCGGCGAGTCCGGCAGCGGTAAGACGACAAGCCTCCGCAATCTGGATCCGGCGACAACGTTCTATCTGGACTGCGACAAGAAGGGGCTTAACTGGAAGGGGTGGAAAGAGCAGTATAACGTCGAGAAAAAGAATTACTGGCCCACAGACAGCCCGTCCATCGTCCTCGGAATGCTCAAGAAGATTAACGAGCAGGAGCAGTTCAAACACATCAAAGTCGTCGTGATCGACACCATCAACGGCGTCATGGTCGCCGAGGAGATGCGCAACGCGAAAGTCCAGGGCTACGGAAAGTGGACAGACCTCGCATCCTACGTCTGGGAGATCTTCGACACCTGCCTCACGCTCCGGGACGATCTGACGGTCATCATCCTCGCGCATTCCATCACGGACACCGACGACAACGGCATTGTGTTCACGCACATTCGCACCAACGGGCGCAAGCTCGAGAAGATCGTGCTCGAGAGCAAGTTATCCACCGTTTTATTAGCAGAGTGCAAAGACGGTAACTACATTTTCCACACCCGCGCGGACCGCTCCACCGTCAAGACGCCGATGGGCGCTTTTGAGGAGGAGGAGATCCCGAACGACGTCACGCTCGTGCTAAAAGCGCTGGAGGACTTCTAAATGATCAGGTGGAAGAGAGCGGGGAAAACCGTCAGCAAAGAAGTGACAACGATCATCTATGAAGGCGTGGGAACAGATCTCACCATTGAGAGCCGCCGGCTGCATATTCCACACGCCAACGGCCGCCCTGGGACGTGGGACTATACGATCTACTTCGTCTTAAAAGGCGGAGCTGAAATCATAGAGAAGTACTCCCTCACTGACGCAAAGAAATACGCAGAAACAATTATCTAAGGAGGATAAAATGCGAAAAGTCGACTTAACCAACGTAAACGAAGCCACGGAATTTAAGAAACTGCCCGCCGGCGCTTATGCCTGCGTCATCCGCGACGTGGAGGACGTGGCCGCCAAGGAGTATCTCAAAATTGATTATGACATCGCCGCGGGCGAGTTCGCCGGACACTTCGACGCGATCCGGCAGGAGCATCCGGACTGGCTATGGGTGGGCGCCTACGTCAAGAGCTACAAGACGAACGCGCTCCCGATGTTCAAGCGCTTCTGCAGTGCCATCTCCAAGAGCAACGGCAACTTTGTCTTTGACGGCGGCGCGGTCAACAGCGACGAGACCACGCTGATCGGGAAGAAGCTCGGGATCGTCCTCCGGGAAGAAGAATACTACACCAACTCCGGCGAGCTCCGGACGCGCTTAGTCGTCCATACCGAATGCCCGCTCGACAAGCTCAGCTCCCAGAAGGTCCCGCCTATCAAGCGGCTGCCTGTGGAAGACAAGGCTCCTGACGGCTTTATGAGCGTTCCCGACGGCGCCGATGAAGGACTGCCGAATTGGTAATTCAAGAGGACACACGTCAACAGGCCGGCAAGCACGACATAAAGCATGACTGGTTCGCCGCGCACGGAGTGGAGTTGGTGCGGAGCAAGCTCCCGTTCGGAGACTATGCACTCGTTCCATCCGTCGCGGTGGACACTAAAAAAGACATGGAAGAGATCGCCGCGAATATCTGCGGCAAGGAACACACACGATTCATTAACGAGTGCAAGGCGGCCAAGGCCGCCGGCTGCACCCTCGTGATCCTCGTGGAGAACACCGTCGGGATCCGCGAGCTGTCACAGGTTCACACGTGGATTAATCCGCGGGCGATCTATTCCAAAAACTGCGTGCAAGGGAGCCGGCTCCAGAAGGCGATGGAAACTATTTCCGAGCGCTACGGGGTCAGGTTCCTTTTTTGCCAGCCGGAAGAATCTGCCGAAAGGATATTAGCTATCTTATGGGGGACTGTCTGAAAGCGGCATTAGAATATGCCAATAAATACCATTGGGCCGTCTTCCCGGTAAGCCCAAACACTAAGAAGCCGCTAACGCCGCACGGCTGCAAGGACGCCAAGAAGACGCCGGGAGCCATAAAAGCATGGTGGAAAAAGTGGCCTGACGCGTCCGTCGGGATCGCTACGGGGTCAGCCTCGAATCTTGTCGTGATAGACGAAGATCTCGACGAGGAGCGCGGCATCGACGGGATCCAGAGCGTCAGGGATTGGGAAAAGGCCCACGAGGCGCTCCCGGAGACGCTGATGGCTATCACAGGGCGCGGCGGCTACCACCTTTACTATCACTACGAGGGGAGCGACATCAAGAACCGCGCCGGCCTGCTCGATGGTGTGGACGTCCGCGGCGAGGGCGGCTATGTCATCGCGCCGCCGTCGGTCCATCCGAATGGGACGGAATACCAATGGGAGTACGACCCGGAGGAGTACCAGCTCGCCGAGCTTAACGACGCTGTCATGGCGTTGCTGAACGCCGACAAGGAAGCCCACGAAGCAGAGAGCTTCACCTTGCCGGAGCGGATCGGCAAGGGCGAGCGCAACGATACAATTTACCGCCTGGCGTGCTCCATGCAGTCCCAGGGCTATCCGGATGCCGTCATCGAGGTGACCGTCCGCAAGAGTAATCTGGAACTTTGCGAGCCACCTCTCCCGGATCGGGAAGTCGACACGATCCTCAGCTCCGCACTGCGCTATAAGAAGGGCGAGTTTAAGCTCATCAAGACCGCTGAGGAGTGGCACGAGCCGAAGCTCACGATGCAGCTCGATCGGGACGGAAACCCGACCGACAAGCCGGCCCAGACCATCGCCAACGCCGAGGAGGCCATCGCTTACGACAAGGAGCTCTTTGGGAAGCTGCGCTATAACGAACTGGCATACGTCCCGTATGTTATCGGCTCGCTGCCCTGGCGTCCGTTTAAGGGCAGCCGCGAGTGGGACAACGTCGACGACTCCAACCTCCGGAGCTACATCGAAAAGAAGTACGGCCTCAAGTCCGGCGAGAAGACAATGGACGCGCTGACCAACGTCACAGCGCGGCGGCCGATCAACTTCGTTAAGGAGATGCTCGAGGGTTGCTATGAGCGTTGGGACGGCAACAAGCACATCGACAGGCTGCTCCCGGACTATCTGGGGGCAGAAGATACGGAATACACCGCTGCCGTTATGCGCCTGTTCATGTTGGGCGCGATCTCCCGGATCTACAAGCCCGGATGCAAGTTCGACTACATGCTCGTGTTGGTTGGCGGACAGGGCGGCGGCAAGTCGACGTTCTTGCGGCGCCTGGCAATTAACGAGCAGTGGTTTAATGACAACTTTAGCAGCCTTGACAGCTCCAGGGCGATCGAGAACCTGCGCGGCATGTGGATGGTCGAAATGGCCGAGCTGCAGGCGACTAAACGGGCTAAGGACGTGGAGACGATCAAGAGCTTTATCACGAGCCGCGTCGACACCTACCGGGCGCCTTACCAGCGCCGGACGGAGCAGCGGCCGCGGATGTGCGTCCTTGCCGGCACGAGCAACCCGGTCGACTTCCTCACGGATCCGACAGGCAACCGGCGCTTTTTGCCTATCACGTGCGACGCTTCACGGGCCACAAAGAGCATTTTCGACGACGCCGACGAGGTAAAGTTCGAGATGGCTCAGGCGTGGGGCGAAGCTATGGATATTTACAACCAGGCAAACGGCAAAGTCCGGCTGACGCTGCCCAAAAAGCTCGAGGCCGACGCGCTGGCGGCGCAGATGCATTATCTGGAGGAAGATCCGCGGATTGGTATCATCCAGGAATGGCTCGACCGAAGCGATCAGGACAGGGTCTGCGCGATTATGCTGTGGCGCGAGGCGCTGGGGCATGAATACGACGAGCCGCAACGGAAAACTATTAACGAAATCCATAACATCATGCGGAACAATGTTGCCGACTGGAAGTATATCGGACGGCAACGAATGGGTGTTTATGGAGTGCAGCGGGCCTATGAGCGGGTCGGAAAAGACAATTTTATCGAGGCTGACGGGGTTGAAATACCGTTTTGTTGA